CTCGCGGATTTCGGGGGATGTGATGGCGATTTTGATCATTGCTTGGTTCCTGATAAAGTGATGTACCCGTTTTGGTAACGTATCAATTTTTGATACGCCGGAGGATAGTATCAGGAAATGAGACTATGACAAAACCCGACTATTTAGATCAACTAATTGACGAAGCAAGCAAGGCAGCAGGAAGCGATTACAAATTAGCCGCAATGCTTGGTGTTACACGGCAAAACGTGAGCAACTGGAGACACAACCGGACAACGTGCCCGGCGGGTGATGTGGCACTGATGGCCGAGATTGCAGGGATGGACCCCGTAGCATGGGGAGCACGTGCCATTGCGGCATCGTATGCAGGAACACCGAAGGGGGAAAAACTCGCCGCAGTATTGGGAAAAGCTTTGCTAGCGACTGGCGCGGCACTCGCTACAAGTGGGGCCAGCGCCGCAGCGGTTGGGGCTAGCTACTTTATACGATGTATAGCATGGTTAATAAAGGGCCAGAGGTCGCCGGAGGCAGTTTAGCAGGGGGGGCAGTCACCATGGGGTTTATCACCCCATACCCCGACCCCCAAACATCCCGCCCTATTCGGGCTTAAGGGGGACCCCCGTTTTTTATTTCAGGAAAGCGAAGCGGTAAGCGTCCAACTGGTCGGGGCTCAATTCGCGTTTTTCGGGTTTTTCCCAGTGGTCGGGGAGCGTGGCCATTGGCCTGTCGTTGTGCATTTTGTCGGTGCAATACGAAGGCTCGACCTTGAAGGGTTTCCCGACGCTATCGAAGCAGGAACACCGCGCCGCCATCATGACGCAGCCAGCGGGGGCAGTTGACGCCGTAGGGGTTTCGGACATTTTCAGGGGGTCGAGAACTACGGGAGGTGTAGCGGGTGCAGAAGCAGGCAGGACAGGGGCAGGGGCAGACGTTGCAGAGGCTGGAGGCTTCGCGGGTGTTGAGGAAATGCCCTTACCACTGGCCGAATTTGTAAGCACTGCGAAGGCTTTGGGGCCGACGAAAATTATCCCCACTAGCGCCAAGATTGGAACAATTACGAACAGCGGTATTCGTTGTTTTTGCTTGGTGTGTAGCTCACTGGATTTATACAGGGCATAAGCGCTTTTAGGGTAATTGAAATACGTTTTTGCTGTGCTTGACGCGGGGTTGCAGTTTGAGGAGCAAGAGTCCCAATCATAAATCACAGCCCGAGCCATGCCGAACAAGCGCCGCACGTGCTGATGACGGCCAACCAGACGCCTAACGTTTTGGTCAAGAAGCATGGGGGATTGGGTGATGATGACGAAATCGACACCGAGATGGCGGTGCGTTTCAAGCATCGCAACCTCCTCCTTTACTTTTGTGCCAGCGCCCCTAGGCCGCCAATGTCGTTGCACCTCATCCACGACGATCACATCACCGGGTTTGCACCACTTGTACCAGTTCCAAAGCCCGTCCCCCTCTTCGGTGGGTTCGACTTGACCCTGTACCAGTTTGCCGGGGGCCATTAATTCGTGGTCGAGAAGCAGGTTTGGGATGTTGTCCACAACGATGCGCCGGGAGGTTTCTTTACCCTCAATTTCGATTTTCTGCGCTGCTAGTTCTTGCACCAGCTTGGAGACAGCGTAGAGACTTTTACCCGCACCTGGCGAGCCTGTGACGAGGTAGATCATGAGCCGCCCACTATGAAGCGGGTAGCAGAGACAGCGACCCAAATGCCAACGCGAGTAGTAAGAGCGCCTGCAATTATTCCCAAGGCTTGGGGTATGCCAGCCATGCCAGAAAGCGCCAGCACATCGCCGGGAATGCCTGCGTAATTCTGAATTGCAAGGTTGATGAGCCCCTGCAACGACGTTGTGACACCTGCAAATGTAAGCGTACCAATGCCAAGCGTCGTAAGGATTCGCAAGATCATTGGGCCAGCAAGACCCATGAGGACGGACACAAGAGACATAGCTAGACCCTAAAAGAATCGGCAAGAATGAAAGCAGCAATGAAGCCGCCCAAAGCTATAAAGATGAAGCGTAAAACAAACATCTGATCGCATAGGGGGGTGTAGCTGATTGCGTATTGACGACCAGCCACATTAAAAGGCAGGGGAGCAGGACAACCGCCGCCCATGCTGAAGGCCTGCGAGACTATCGACACATCAAAATTGCGGGTTTTCAGCGGATCGGGGGCAGGGGGTTCACCAATATCGGCACAGGCGAGGATTGATGGGAACAGGTCACAGAGGCCAGGATTTTCTTTGGGTGTTGCGACTTCATCGACTGGAGGCGTGACAGGAACCGGGACAATTTCAGTAGAAGGTTTGGTTCCAGTTGTCGTTATTTCTTTTGGCTGCAATTCGACCTGCAAAGGGCTTTGAGCAGTAGGCGCAGGCACCACGTCAGTGACGGGGGAGCGCCAAGCCGGGGGGCTACTGTCTGGGACTGGTACAGGCTCACCAGTGGGGACGCGCAAGGGCTGTGGCAAGGGTTCTGGGTCATCGCTTGGGTTAATCACTGGCTGGTCGACTGGCAAAGGGATTGGCAGGGCTTGGGGCACACCGTCTGGGATTGGCTGAGCGCCGTCTTCAAATTCTGGTTGAGTGACTGGCTGAGGTATGCCGACCAATGGGACCTCTTTGGAAGTTATACCAATAGAAGAGTCGGAAATATCACCGTTCGTTGGGTCAACTATTCGGATATTGCAAACGGAAGTTGTGCAATTTAAAACAGTCCAAGCCCAGCCTGAAGCCTCGGATTTATTCATTTCAGCAACACCAGCAGCGCCAGCGCCGTTAGGCGACGTTGACCATACATCGGGGGCAGGGGATGAGGCATAACGAATTTCAACGCCAACAATGGGTCTTTTTTTCCACACGTTGCCTTCTAACTCAAAGCCGCCGCTTAGATAGTAGTTGTAAAGAGCAGAGCCAACGCCAGCCGCCGCAATGATTGCAATGCCGCCCGGAGTGAAGCCGAACGCAGCAGCAACACGGGGGGCATTGGCCGCTAGACGCATCTGGACAGGCATGGTTACGGCTTTACCTGCAACGTTGAGGGTTGCACTGGTGCGAACTGTTTTGACGGCGCTCCAAACGTCATTAGCCGCTGATTTATAAGCGTACCCAGTAGCAGTGTTTGAAAACGCAGGCACGGCCAGTTGTGCATAGCCAGCAAAGGCCGACGAACAAACAAACGGGATGGCGAGCAGTAAAAAACGTTTTTTCATTTTGCTAAGACCCAAAGCAATATGCAGAAAGTGAGCGCAACCTGAATTTCTAGAGCGTTATTCATTGTGGGTATTGAACAAGTGGTAGAGGCGTTTCAAGGCCCAGATTGAACAGACCGCGCCGAGGGCAACGCCGAAAACTATGGTTTCAGCTTGGATTACTTCAGGCCGAGCACCGGAGGACTGGACAACGCTAGAAATTGCAGACGTGAGGGCTTGAATGTCTGAGGAGGTCGCCGCGCTGGTGGGTGTAGGCGTGGGCGTGGGTGTCGGTGTTGGGGTCGGTGTGGTGGTGGGGGGCACGACAGTACAACCGGACGAACAGCCAGCCGGAGAGAATGAGTAAGAGGCGAGGGGGTCATAAGCGGCAACGCCTGAAAAACTTTGCGAAGTTGTCCACGTTGTCCCGTCGTCGGAGTATTGAAGCTGGAACGCCGTGGGCATGCGCGTTGCACGTAAAGCACTATTTCCAGCCGTTAAAACGAGGGAGGCAACATCAACGGGAGTAGCAAACTGAGCGCCGATGTAAGCAGGGCCAGCAGTGCCAGCAGTGGCAGCAGCAGCCCAAAGCGTGGAGGCGTTACCGTCAAAAGCTTTTGCAGCGTCGACGCCGTTATGTTCAATGGAGCTTGCAGAGAACAAAGCGCCAGCAATCGGGATTGCACCGGAGGCACTCAAAAATTCAATTTCTGCGATGCTGGTGAAATAGGCATCGGTTGTGGCGGTTGATGTGACGTTGACGCGCCAATGTGTATGCGCGGTCATGCAGCCAGCCTGGTTCGTGTTTGTACGAAGGCTTGCACGATTTTGCCAAGTTGGTCGGCTTGATCAATGGGGAGATTGACGCAGACGAGGACAGCGGAGCCTATGGGCTGATCATTGGCGATAGATTGCGCCATCATGTCAGCGAGAAAACGAACCGAGGTAAATGAGTCGCGGCTGGTGATATTGAGAGGGAAACTGTAGATTCTGGAGCGCATAAGAGAAACCGTTTTTTTGTGGAAACGGTACGCCCGAAGGCGCACCAGAAAAAGGGCAGGGGTTAGCCGCGCTTGATCAAACCCAACACTTTCACCACGCCGAAGATTGCAGCGGCCATGGTGATCATTACGCCCAGAACAGTCAAAACGGCGTCTTTTGCTTCATTAACGCCAGCGGTTGCGGCAGTCACATCGACAGCAGCGAACGAAGAAACAGCAACCAGAGCCAAGCCAGTGAGGGCCAATTTTTTGATAGAGAACATGAAAATTTCCTTTTTGGTTAAATGATGTTTTCGAAATGAACACACCCCAAGACCCCGCACGCGAGGCAATGGGCTGGGGTCAGTCTCTTGAATCTTTGATGAAATCAAGCACAGCAACAACACCCCAAACCGCTATTGCGAACGAAAGAAAAAAACCCATAACTTCCATAACTGCAATGGAGGCTTCCTCGACACCGAAAGTTGCCGCCGCAACGTCAACGGCTGCAAAGGCATTCGAGGTTGAGAAATAGGCAAGGACGACAAGGAAGAGGACAAAAATAAGTGGGGTTTTCATATCAAAAATGCTCAAGGGTTCGAGGATTAACAAGCGCGCGGAAATGTGGAATACGCCCCGGCGTGGAAGCGTTCCGGTAGTTCACGAAGGGAGAACAATTCAATGCCGCCGGGCACTTTTCGCACCTTGTAAGCGGGTTCGAGAATTTCCCCACTAGTGAGCACCAGAGAACCGGCCCGGCGTAAAACTTCCCCGACACCGTGGGAAAGCTTGACCCATTCGGGGAGGTTGAGCCATGACCGGACAGCGCGCCCGGTTGCGTTGAGTCCGCCAATGCCATATAGCCGAAGTCCTTTGGGGAAAATAGTCAATTCGCCCAGTTTTGATAAGTATTTCATGAGGTAACCAACGCCGCTTTGGGCTTTTTGGGTGTTGGTCATACCGTGGGGCCACCATGCGGCAACGTGGCGCTTTTGGGTCACCGTCTTGGTGCTTTTGTCCCATTGAGGCATGCGGACACCTTGGGGGAGCCATGCGAGAAGGTGGTAATGCACAGCGCCCCGGCCTTGGAGTTCAGCAACCCATGTATAACGGCAGGCATAGCCGCGAGCCTTGCACCAGTCCCGGAAGCCTTGAACAGCTTTCCTGATGTGTTGGGGTTGCCAATCGTTCACGCCCTTGTAAGTCAAAGTTACAAACCAGACAACAGGCGGACGAAAACCAGAATCAGCGATGCCGTGGAGGTGGCCGGAGGCCCAAACCGATTTCTTTAACCGTTTGACCCTACGTTCTGCAACTTCAGGACGGGAGAAATTGATCGTTTTCCGCTTTGTTTTAGATGGGACAAGCCCCGCGCCTGCCGCGCCTGCCACGGTCGCCGCTGCGCGGCTGCCCATGTCAGTCTCGCCGGTCGCGCCCAATGCTCGTGCCTGCTTTTCAAATGCTGCACAGTCATTAGAGATAGGGGCGCGCTTGTGGCCGTTCTTAATGCAGAAGGCTTTCCACTGGGCGAGGTTTGAGGCGGTGTTCATTGCGCTGGGGGGCTTATTCGTGCGATGTGTGCGGCAGGCCAGTTAATGACCATGCCGGACTCTTGGACGGTTTCAAGGTACGCCGCAAAGACGTTGTGATGATGAAAGCGCCGGACTGCCCGAGAGACAGGCCAAAGCACCTTAAAGGCACGTTTGCGCTTTTGGGGTGCTTCGGGTTTCACAGGTTGCCCCCTGCGATAACGTGGCCCTGTCCGTCTGAGTAGCTGAAAACCGCGATAAGTTCATCGTCTTCAAGACTGACGGAAACATCAAGGCGCGGGGTGTTGTAATCCAGCGATTCACTGGCAACGGATAAAACGGCGGAACGTAGACCCTCGAGTCTGCAGATGCGCCGAATTTCGTCAATTTGGTTTGCGTCTAGCATGGGGAAGCCCCCCCCTTATGCTTTGACGAAGGGAACCAAGCGGGGAGACACTTCAAGTCGCCCATCGCGGGAGACATACAAAGCGGAGGGGGCTAACTGGTATTGGCCGCGCTGGTAGGGGAATTGGCCCTCCTCCAACACGATCTCGAATTTATCGGGGAATTCGGAGACTGCACCGTCTTTGCCAATGGTGAAGGCGTGGCCGGTTTGAAAACGCATGTGGTAGGGCTTGCCGGAGGTTTTGCCTACGCCCTTCATCTCGCGGATTTCGGGGGATGTGATGGCGATTTTGATCATTGCTTGGTTCCTGATAAAGTGATGTACCCGTTTTGGTAACGTATCAATTTTTGATACGCCAGCGGATAGTATCAGGAAATGAGACTATGACAAAACCCGACTATTTAGATCAACTAATTGACGAA